CAAGACAATGGTTATTACGGCGATCAATGCGGCCGATGCGCTGCTGAAACTGCGGCAGATATGCTGCGGCTCGGTGAAGAACGGGGATGATACCTACGAGACCATTGACCATTCGACCCGGCTCAAGGAGTTACTCGCTGTGATCAGTCAAGCCGCGGCCAAGGTGATCGTGGTAGTCCCGTTCAAGGGGATCATCCGCGCGCTGGAGCCGGAGGTAGCGAAGCACTACAGCGTTGCAATTCTCAACGGGGATGTCAGCCTCAAGGAGCGTAATCGAATCATTTGGAATTTCAAGAACGGTCAGGACCCGCACGTGCTGCTGTGCCACCCCAAGGTCATGGCACACGGGCTCAACCTGACGGAAGCCGACACCACCGTGTTCTATGCACCGATCTACTCGCACGACGATTACGCCCAGGTCGTCGAGCGTTTCAATCGAGCAGGGCAAACCCGCAAGATGACAGTGGTCCGCCTCGCGGCCCATTCATTCGAGTGGGACATATATTCGCTGCTTGATAATCGTGGGCTTAACCAGGAGAACATTCTCCGACTCTACGAAAGGCTTATCCAGTGACTGACCACATACTGACTGACAAACTCCAACTGAAAGTGAAGCCAATGACTGAGCAAGATAAGAAGCTCGACAAGGTGGCAGCTACGTATGTAAAAATACGGGATACGAGAGCTGAGTTGCGCCGAGCCTACGAAGCCGAAGATCAGAAGTTGAAGGACCAGCTCGAAACCATTAACGGGTTCTTGCTGGCGACGCTGCAGGAACTGGGCGTCGAGAGCGCGCGCACCACACACGGCACGATCTATCGGTCGATCGATGTCAAGCCGAGCTGCGGCGACTGGGATGCATTCGGCACCTGGATCATCGAGAACGAGGCGGTCGATGCGCTCGAAAGGCGCGTCAAGAAATCGTTCATCACCGAATACATGGAAACAAACAATGACGAGTTACCTCCAGGTATCTCGGTGACGCGAGAGTTCACCGTCACCGTTCGACGTAAATAGTGTTACATCATGTAACACCGTTAAGCTCCTGGACCCGTTCCAGCCAGGAGCTTACTCTCACTCCGGAACAGAGCAACTGAACGAGGTTCTTTAACATGGCTACGAATCCGAATAGCCCTCTGGCTATCTTCGATCCGATCGCGGTGCCCGCCCACGTTAAGGCGGCGCAGGCGAGCGGCACTACCAACATCGTCACACGGACGCAGGTGAACGCACTGACGTTCCCCGGCAAGGTGTGGACGGTGGTGCTCGACGGCACCAAGAAGCCGCTGGTGCGCACCAACAGCGATGGCGAGGAGGAGCTGATCCAGACGGTTGACGTTGTGATCATCGCTTACAACGAGAACCGTGGGCGCGCCTATTACGGCGGGCGCACCTACGACCAGAACGCCGAAGCGGCACCGGTCTGCTGGAGCAACGATGGTGTCACCAGCAGCCCCGCCTCGACCGAGCGGCAGTCGGAAAAGTGCAACGTCTGCCCGCAGGCGATCAAGGGCTCGCGGCAGACCGACCAGGGCAAGCCGGCGGCGGCGTGCTCTGTACATCGTCACCTCGCGGTGATCCCGCGGGCGCGCGATCTCAGTGCGGCACCGGTGCTGCGGTTGAAGATTCCGCAGACGTCGGACTTTGACGGCTTGAACAAGGAAGCGCAGGCGAAGGGAATGTTCGCATTCTCGAACTATCTGAACTTTCTCAAGTCGAAGAACGTGCCGTTCACCTACTCGCTCACCACCAAGATTCGCTTCGACAACACCAAGACTTACCCGAAGCTGTGGTTCAGCCCGGGTCGATGGTTGACCGAGGACGAAGCGTCGGTGTGCGAGAAGATCGCCGAGTCGGGTGACCTCGACGACCTGTTGAAGACTGATTACTCGAGCTTCGACAATGCGCGTCCGCCGGGTGTCACCGAGGCGGACGAGCTTGAGGACGACGAGGACCTCGTGCAGATCACGCCGGCACCGGTACCTGTACCCACGCCAGCACCTGCACCCACGCCGGCACCGGCTCCGGCACCGGCTTCCGCTGCAGCCGCGCCTGCGAAGGCCAACGGTAAGCAGACGGCGGCTCAGCGCAAAGCTGCAGCTGCAGAGGCCGCAGCGGCCGCGCGCAAGAACGCCGTGCTGGAGGACGATGAAGACGAGGACCTTGTGCAGACCGCACTTGCTGCGGCTGCGCCTACACCCGCTCCTGTTGCTGCAGGATCATCGGCGCTCGACAACATCCTGAAGGACTGGGACGACGAATAAGGCTTCGTTTTCCTGGTAGTAAAATGCACCGGCCGGTCGCGTCAACGACCGGCCGGTGCTAGCGTCTAGAGCAACTCGTTGTCATTCCCTAACGAGCTTCGAGGCCATCATCATGATTGATCAAGAGACTTATAGCAAGCTGCTCACTGAAACCTGGGAACACGTCACCGAGCTGGGAACCAAGAAGGGTGGCGAGTATGCCGGGGACCACGATCGCCTCGCCAACTTTCGTCGCAATGGACTTGACCTCGACCTCCCGATGGAGGTGATCTGGCGCGTCTACGCCGGCAAGCACTGGGACGCCATCGGTCAATACGTCCGCGATCTCGTCACCGGCACGACGCGCCCGAGGATGGAAACGCTCGCAGGTCGGTGCGATGACCTCATCGTGTATCTCATTCTTTTCAAAGCCATGCTGATCGATCGGGAGCATGGCGAAGAACTATGAATACTAGGCAATTTTTAACCGCCGTATGGCCCGCCAAGGGACCATACTGCATCGCCACCCCGTGGGTAACTCCCGATGGTAAGAAGGTCTACTCGCATCGCGCGTTCGATTCGATTGACGATGTGATGACCTTCATCCTGCGATTCAAATCATCGAAGGATTTATATTTTGCGCCGCATACCCTGAAGGTCAGGCGCGAGCTGAACCCGGAGACTGGGAAACTCCAGACCTATCGGACCCACGAGAACATGAAGGAGGTGCTTGCCTTCTTCTTCGACATCGATGCGGGGACGGGAGAGAACAAACACTACACCACCCAGGACGAGATACTCAGTGCACTAGAACAATTTTTGTTCGCAACCTCCTTGCCGAATCCGTTCGTCGTCAGCTCGGGATATGGTATTCATGTTTACTGGATAATCGACGCGCCCATGGAGTCCGTGGCATGGCGCGAGCCGGCCGAGCGACTGTTCTGGCTGGCCCAGCAGCACGGGCTGCACGTCGACCCGTCTCGCACCACCGACCAAAGCTCCGTGCTGCGCGTCCCTGGTGCGTTCAACCTCAAGGACCCCAAGCACCCGCGCCGGGTAGAGATGCTCGCCGCGGGCACGGTGGGCCCGGAGTTCCTGATCAGGCTCAACGCTCTGACCGCGAACTACACCCCCAGCGCCGCTAACTCGTTCCCGAAAGGAAACGGCGCGGCTCGTGGTAACGGGATGGGCGTGGCATGGGACGGTCGCCACCCGCCGGCCGACGAGGTCGCTGACGTCTGCGAGCACATGCGGACGTTTCGCGACAGCCGGGGGAACATCCTCGAGCCGGCGTGGCACGCCGGCATCGGCACCATCAAGCACTGCGACAATGGGCAGGATAAAGCCCATGAGTGGTCGAGCGGTTATCCCGGCTACACTAAGGAAGAGACACAGGCTAAGCTCGATGCCTGGACCCTGCCACCACCGGGCTGCGAGAAGATCGACAAAAACAGTGGCGACCCAGCGATCTGCGCGCGCTGCCCGTTCGCCGATCTGGCGAAGAACCCGATCCTGATCGCCAACAAGGTCTACGAACAGAAGCACCAACCGCAGAATGGATCGACGACACTCACGCCGCCATGCGATCCGCCGCCGCCCTACGTTCTGGATATGACCCGTGGGGTCAAGGAGAAAAAGGCTGGTTTGATTTGTGAGTGGCCCATGTTCCCAATACATTGGGTCACGGCAACCTCGAACGAATCTTGCCTCTCGCTCTGGATGGTCAAGCCGCGGCGCGAGGACTGGGTGCAGATCGAGGTCATGAACGACGAGCTGGAGTTAAAGAACTTGGCATCGGCACTGCGGGATAAAGACGTTGTCGTGAGCCCAAAGCACGTCAAGCATATGCACGGATATATGCTGGCCTACCTCAAGGAGCTGCACAAGCACCAGGATTCCCTTAAGCAGTATGACTACGTTGGGTGGGAGACCAAGCAGCCGAAGCTGGCCGATATCAACACGCCGATCGAGCTTGGCGATCCGAAATATTTCATCCTCTACGGTCGGAGGATTTCAGTCGTGGACGGCTCGGTTATCCCCTGCGTCATGACCAGGAACACGCAACTCGAAGGCATGAGCCGCGAGGGCAGCTTGGCGCAGCAGATCGCACTGATGGAATTCTACAACAAGCCGGGATATATAGCGCAGCAGTTCACTATCGCTGCGTCACTGGCGACGCCGTTCTTTCGATTCTCGAACCAGCACGGCATGCTGATCTGCCTGACCGGAGACACCGGCTCGTCAAAGAGCACCGGTGCGTTCTTTGCCGCCAGCTTGTGGGGCCACCCCGAACTGTTTGGCATCAGTGGAACACGATCGAACGCTACCGACAAGGCGCGCCAGGAGCGCGGTGCGGTCCTGCGTAACCTGCCGTTCGTGGTTGACGAGATCACACTCTTAGAGCCGGAGGTGATGCGTGAGATCGTGCTCTCTGCCACGCAGGCGGGATCACGTAGCCGCCTGAAAGCCACCGGTGAGTTTCGCCAGACGCGCGGCGGTCACAAGTCGAACCTGACCATCTGCACCTCAAACAGCTCACTGGTGCAGACCGTCACCACCAACAGCCCTACCGGCCAAGCCAGCATCATGCGCATCTTTGAGATCAAGGTGGAACAGAACGATGCGCGCTCTAAGACTGAAGCCGATGATGTCATCGCACAGCTTAATGTAAATTATGGTTGGATCGGTGAAGACATGCTGCGCCGATGTTTGCCATACACCAAAGTGATCCGCGAAAAGTTCCTGGAAATCCTGCGGCAGTTGGAAGCCGATATCAACGCCACTCAAGAAGAGCGCTTCATGACGGCAGCCGCCGCCACGGCTCTGCTCGGGATCAAGCTAGGCAACAAGCTGGGCTATTTCAGGTTCAGCTACAAGGTCATGCGGGACTGGCTGATCAACGTGCAGATTCCAGCTATGCGGGGCATCGTCGCAATCGAGCGCGAGCATCAATCTCCAGAAGCGATCCTCAATGAATACCTGGAGGCGATTAATCCGAACATCTGCCGCATCAACAAGAACATGCGGAACGAAACCGAGGTGCTCTACACGCCGCCGTACGTCGAGTGCAAGGCGCGCTATGAGATCGCCAAGGGGATACTGTATGCGCGCAGCGTGCCGTTCATCGAGTATTGCATCGCGCATCACTACGATTACAGTGGCATCCTACAGCGCCTCGCAACCAACGGACCGATTATTCACAAGGCGATCCGGCGGCGCATGCGGGCGGAGCAAGGAACTTTCAGCAACCCGGTCGCCTGCTTCGCCATCTCGGTCAAGGCGACGTCGGTGATTGCGGTGCCGAGCACGCCCGACGAGTCCAGGAAGATTGTCGAACTCAAGACTCCACCGGCACGACCTTGAAGCCCTCACGTCATAGCCATCC